GTGAAGTTACAGGACCGGCTGGAGGAAATAACTCTTGTGTAGCTTTTGATTGAAATTTAACGGCTGATTCAATTAGAATAGGATGCACAGCAGTACAAGCACCCTCAAATGGTTCTGATGCTTCTTCAAGCTTTAGACCTAAAAGATCAAAGCCACGTTCAAACATGCTCTCCCATTCTGAACGTGAATCTTTATCTGCCTCAAAGTTATCAATTACCTTAGCAGAAATTTTGTCTAGCTCGTCTTCATCCATATCTTCTGCTAGATTACGATAGAACTCTTCTGGTTCTTCTTTCTGCTGTACTCTTGATCGTTCATCTGGTGGAGGACGAAACTCAACTACAATACCACCGTCTTCTGGATCAAGCTCCATGACAGCTTCATCGCCATTTTCGTCTACTTCACCACTAGCCTCAATCTCAATGGATAGCTCACCCATCGGCATTGGATCAAAAGGATTACGTTCAGTTGCCATAATTACCCCTAATTAAATCTTCACAAATTAAATTAATTTATAATATAACATTAAAAATTTAAATACACAAATTTATACGTACTTAAAAATGTAATCCTGTACTGTCTTACCTACACAAGTCATGCCTAGATCGTTGCAGATATAATCAGCAATGTCTTGTCTAGAAATGCCAAAGCTTTCACAGTTGTTCTTAATCTCAATGTTAATCACTGGTTTAGTACGTTTGATTGTATCTGCCGCACCTTTGAGAAACTGTAGTTCAAAGCCTTCTACATCAACCTTGAGATAATCTACATTCTCAAACTCAAAGCTATCTAGTGTACGCATCTCTGCAGTATACTCAGCATTCTCTGCAGCAATAGACGCTGTACCACTATTACCTTCTGTCACATAGCCAAGCGATATTTCCTTCTCGTACTTATCACCTAAAGCACAGTCATAAATTCTGTATTCATTTGGAGCTTGATATAGGTTTTGATTTAGACAATCCCTATGCTCCTTGATTGGCTCAAAGCATAGCGTCATATCAAACATACGCACAAGATCAATAGCCCATGTGCCTACGTGTGCACCAACGTCAATAGCTGTGCCGTAGTTATTCACAAAGCCTAGACTGTGAAACCTGTGTGGCTTTTGATATTCTTCACCATTGAAGTGATTATCTTTTACTGGAAAGTAAAACTTATTTCTTTTTTCTAGTAGTGCTGATGACATTGTTATTTCCCTTCTTCTTATTGTCATTACACTAGTAATATCACTAAACTCTCCAGTATGCAACCCTTTTCTGCCGTCTTAGATTTTCATCGTCTTCCCAATCAGCATCTTCGCTATGTTCAATACGCCAGCTTTCCTTTAGATATAGCGCAGCCATAGTCAAAGCATCAACTTGGTCATCGTGTGGCGCATAGGGGAAAGTGGTTATTTCTTCTGCTAATTCGTCAGCCCATTGCTTATATGCTGGTAGATAAATACGACCCGACTCAAACAAAGGAGTAATTGCATTTAGTCGTGTTGTCTTGTCTTTATCTGGATTATATTCTAGAACAGGCAGACCAGCCCGACGCATATCCTGAATTAGCGACTGACCACTAGCTTTCTTTTCAATCAGACAAATATCTGGCCTATGTGTTTTAAATTGCTCTTGAGCTATTCTACGCAGGTCTGGATACTCATACCTACCTCTCTTGCTACCAATAAGCACCATATTGCTTACAAGTTGCTCTACGCCCGTATCTTCATCTTCGTATACCGAATGAAATATACCCCACGTCTGTATTACGCTAAAGTCTGCTGTACTGCTTGTAGAGAAGGCTGTGTCATATGTTTGTAATATAAACTCACAAGGCGGTGGATCATCACTTTCCCACCACTGTATCCAATCCTTCTTTACAATACCACCTTCATCCGGCGTTGGATTCTGCATGTAGAGACTGTCCCAATACTTGGAACCATTGGTGGCACGTATTTCCATTTCATCCAGCCGTAGCACATCGTTACTCTTCCATTCAGGGAAGTAAGACGTACCTACAGGCAGACCCAACAGATCAGAAGCATCTTCATCTACCCAAGCTGGAATAGACACAACATGCCACTTCTCTGAAGGTTTGAGATGCCAATCCATCTTTTCTTCTTGCTTTAACAACCAGCCACATAGGTCGTCGTAATGGTAGCGAGTGTTAATGATAATGATTCTACCATCCGGCATTAGACGTGTACGTAGACCTGAAGGATACCATTCCTTGATGTATTTTCTACCTGCCGCACTAATAGCATCTTCTTCCGACATAGCATCGTCTAGAATAGCTATGTGTGCACCACGTCCTGCAATCTGTGAACGTACACCTGCAGCATAGTAAGAACCACCACCACTGGTCTTCCACTTACCTGCTGCACGTACATCCTGCCTTAGCAAAACTCCACTGAATACCTTCTGAAAGTCTTCCTCACTAACTAGATCACGAACGGACCTACCAAAGTCACTAGCCAATTGATCCGAGTGACTGATAGACATTATCTCATGATTAGAATGTTTACCTATGTACCATGCAGGAAATAACTTAGAACAAATAACTGACTTAGATGAACGAGGAGGCAAAAAGACCATAAGCCTTTTGATGTTACCATCTTCTACTTGTTGTAATTTATCTGCTAATACTTCAATGTGTTTACCCATCTTAAAGTCGGAGACAAGAAAAGGCGCAAACTTCTTGACGAAAGACAAGAAATCTGCATTACACTCTCTATAGACTAGCTCTTTCAGGCTATTTCTAATAGATAAAAGAACATTGAAGTTAATTTCACTGTCTTTTTGCTTTAAAACTGTTGCCATTATGTAACACCTATTCTTTTATTTTCTTAAATATAGCACACCCCTATTGTGAAGACAAGAAAAACATGTTACCCTTATCTTTAGATTAGGCAGGAAGCTCTTATATAGTTATATATAGTATATAATAAAGATATATAAAGTATATTAAAGTAAGTATATAGTAGTATATAGATAGTCTAAGTAGTAGCGAAGCTAGTCTTTGACATAGCGAAGCTGTTTGATGAGCAAGTCATCTTAATTTTTTATATAATATACCCCCCACCCCCTATGCAAAAATAAAGCAAGGGGGTGTTTTTGTAGATACAATGTGACATATTTGTCACAGTATTGAATTTTATTAGCAAGCCTTTTTATTTTTGGTCTGTATATGGCAGGGGTGTATATATAATATAGAAAAATCATAGATTTTTTGGGTGGGGTTGCATACATTTACATAGTATTATGTAAATATTTTATAGACCAAAAAAGTTTTGTAATATAATTACAAACATCTTTGCTAATCTGCCTAATTTTTAAGCAAAGCTTAATCGAGAACTGCACAAAGATTAGGCAGCTTTGCTGAATCTGCTAAGAGATTTTTATTTTTATAAAATAAACCTACCAAACCCGCAGTAAACTGCCAATCCCCCGCCTTGCATCGTGATGAACCTCAACAAAATTTATTTTGTTCTTGACAAGGTTTTGATGAACCATTAGGTACTACCCTACTACTCACCAAAGGTGAGAGTAGTAGGTAGTACTTACCCCTTACTGCTGTCGCCAATCGACGACAATCAACCCTAACGGAGTTAGAACCATGATCCACCAATCCGACATCAACAGCCTCAACTTTCATATCGAAGATATGGATTTGATCTGCTTTGTATCAGCATCTTGTGATGCTGTTGACGTTCATGAGCTTTCAACGGGAAGCTTCATAGTAAGCTTCGATACAGTTGAAGATGCTGAATATGAAATATTCAAACATGGGAACTAAGCCAGTGCGTAACGAATGGGAAGACCGTCTATCTTCGATAGAAGAATACCAGAACAGCAATGCTGTTTACCGCCGTGAAGAATTGCTAAAGCAAAGGAAAAGTAGGATGTTTAGAATAATCTCGATTATTAGCCTCGTTCTGTGCTTCACAGCTAGTTTTACTAGCTTGATCAGTCTCATGGTTATTGGATTAGACCATTTTGGTCTAATTCCTCAGATTGCTCTCATATCCGCATCTATGCTAGGCATGGTCAGCTTCGCTGCAGGAGTAACCCCAGAATACGACAACCTTTAGGTACATCCCTACTACTCAATGAAATTGAGAGTAGTTAGGATGTACTTACTACCTTAACGCCATCATCACACATAGGAGAGAAATCATGGCAAAGCGTTTTCAGAAATTCACAGGCAAGAAATGGGTTGACATCAAGCGTAGGGATTGGAAGGATACCTCTGGATGGGATGCTGCTGTTGAAGCAAAGCTTCCTATTCGTATCGTCCATCCTTCGGGTAGCTTCAAGGTTATCAAGTTCGCTGAGAACTTGCCGGACGGAAAAGACCTTGGAAAGCGAAAAGAACCGAAGGTTATTCAGGAAGCTGTTAAGGAGGCAGCATAAATATGCTAGAGAAAGACACGGCAAAGAAAATTAAATTCAAGCTAAAATATATGCTTCTTATGTCTTCCGTAGGAAGAATTGAGGAAGCTGAGAAAGCTTTGAAGGATATGTTAAATATCCTGAATGAATCTATCGAGGCTTGACCTATAGAGAGATGGGATGCTACTAATGTAGATTTACATTTATGGCATCCCATCTTATTTATAGAGTTTGCACTAACATTAGTGGAGAATTGAACCATGTCTTATCGTGTCACCCGTAAAGTACTGGAAGAAAAAGTAAATCGTCTCAATGAAAAGATAAATTCACCTATGAGCAAAGTGGAATTGGATCATGCCCAATGTTATGGTGGATATTGTTTGACGGATTACAATGGTTCATGCCATGTAACACCACGTATGTCTGCAAAAGAAATGGACCAGTATCTTAATGGTGCTTTGGACTGGGTTTAGAATATACTATCTATGGAGAGACAAATGCCTAAGTTTAGGATTTATGAAAAGTGTTACGTTGAGTTAATCTACGAAGTAGAAGTTGAATCTGCGGAAGCAGCTAGAAAAATTTGGGATGAAGGTACTTATGATCTTCTTAATCATGTTGGAGAAACTGATTATGTAGGAACTGGAGAAATTGATATAGAAGAATGGGAAGACTAGGATGAATGGAGATACGGAGAGACAAATGCCTAAATCTTTTTTGTTATTTGACGACAAACTCCACCAATATTATTTTGCAAAAAGAAATGAAAACGAGATTAAAGAGGAATTTCGTGACATGGAAATAGGTGAAGTTCGAATGCTTAGTGAAAACATAGGGATAGAACGAGAGTATTGAGGAAGAGGAGTAATCTATGTTTAGAGAACATCAAGCAAAAATAGAAGTATATGCCGACGAATCACCAGACAATCTAGCCCGTGTGATCGGTATGGTACTACTATCCATTCAGCAGCAGTGGATAACAATCGGTAAACAACTAGAAGATTTAGACCGTCTAGGTCTAGATTCTAAGTTTCTATTTGGTAGCAAGAAAGCTGGATGGGATTACGTTACAAGTAACAAAGTAGTCTTGTATAACTATATTCAAGATTATAAACAAGGTAAAATAAGTATTGCCGAAGTTCTAGTAGAACTTGCTAGTATTCCCGGCATTGCTATCGTCAAAGCTGGATTTATTCTTCAGCTTACTACAGGCAAAGTAGGCTGTCTTGATTGCCACAATCTAAGGAGGTTTGATCTATCACCTAATGTTTTCAAAATAG